TATTAATTTTTGTACGAGATTTGCCCCAAGATGTATCAAATGGTATTATTGGTTCATTTGTTTCATAATCAAATATTCCATATGAACTTGACACCGGTAAAATATCATTTCCTATATAAAATGATGCTGTAGAATATGTACGTGTTGGAAATTCAGATCTTACACCAATTCTAAATCTTGCAATTTCAGATGTACGATATTCAGATTTAATGTTTTTAAAATACGGAATAATTAATTCATCAGATATTTCAGATAAACTACCCGTTGTATGATCATCCCATGCTACCTCTAATTTTGGAACAAATATTGTATGAGACTCTCTACCAAAGAATTTAATAGAACCAGCTAAATCACCAGAAATTTCATCCGTTTCCGAACGTTTAATAATGAAACCATTATTATCAATATCTTCATCTACCCAATGTTTAACAATATCTGTAACATTCATTCGAATATCCGGAATTTGATTTTGAAATGATTGAGATGATTCATAAGTAGAACCAGTTATCCATGCACCGCCACCAAGCTGTCGAGTTACTCCTGATGAATTTCCTTTACTATGAGCAGATCCACTATTCCAATATGTTGCTAAATCTTTTGAATCTCTAAAATACCATGACGCGCCTATAGAACTTTGTGGTATATCATGTGCATATCCTTGACCATTATTCCATGATTCTGATACTGGAAATGCTTTTAATGTATATTGTTGTAACAGATCAGTTGCATCTGATGATCTTAATGTTAAAAATACCGATGCCGATGGGTATAAGTTTCCAATTGGAGGTATAGTACCATCAGTAATCGCATTTTTTAATACAGTTAATTCAGAACCAAAGTCTAATAGTATTCTAGTATTAAATGTTTCTCCACGTATTATACCTTCTACACGTGAACCAGATACATTTTTTGTTAATTCTAATATCTGATCAATACCAGAATTTAATTCTGGAAATCTTTCATATAATGTTGTATCTCTTTCTGCATAAAATATTCTATACATTTATTTCCTTATGGTTTTACAATTCGTGCTTTAATATCATTATCCGGATATTTAATTTCAAATATACTAGGATCTAATGACGGATATAAAATATTATTTTTAATAGCCGCATCTACAGCGTATTTATTATTAGAATAAGTACCACCCGATTTACAATAAAACTTAAAGTTAATTATACTTTGTACACCTTCCACTAAATCTAAAGCATTAACTAAAGATGATATATTGATAGGACCATTTATTTGCATTTTATCATTTGACATTATATCTTTTAACTTTGCAATTGCTCTTATTAAAACTTCATTACTATTAAAATTTGGCCTAGGTATAATATCAAAATCTACTCCTAAATTAATTATAAACGCTGATTTTATGTTAATAGCATCTGTTAACATACGATACTGAGATATATAAGTTCTTATATTCTCTTTAAGAGCTTGGTTACATTCTGTAAATTGTTCATTTTCATCATATGCTAATAAATACATGTTTAATGCGTACGGATTATCAATGGTATCGCGAGGATATACCATATCAGATGTATTAATTTGAGTATCTCCTATAATATAAGCCTTTGCAACAGATCCAAATTTTGATGGCATGGCATATACACGAGCAATGTAATCTTCACGAGTAATTGCTCTATTCTGTGCTGCAAACGTGGCCATGGCATTTTGTCGTATACTTTCAATGTCTTGCTTAGCTCTACCTCCAAGTGCTGGTTCTGAATTTGTAACAGCTACAGATGCTTTAGAATCTGTTAAATCAACTCCTGTAACTTCGTTAAGATATGTAACATTTCCAACAGTAGCTATAGTATTTACTCCTACATTTTCTGTTACAGATCCACCTACAGTATATCGTATTGTTAAATCTGTATTAGAAGGAGCTAAACCATAAGTACTAGTATATAAAAAGTTTGAAGGATCAATTGTATCTGTAGTTGTACGCCTTAAATATTCTAATCCTAAACCTACGTTTTTAGGATTCGGAATAATTTCTTCATCAGCATCAGATGATATACCCGAACCAAATTGTATTTCTAATCGATTATCATCACGTAATCTAGTAACAAATCGTCTAGGTGTTTTACGTAATTTTAATATATAAGGTACGGTAGATCGATATATGGAAAGTTCTGGATCATTATATGCTATATTTGCTATATCTTCAAAGACAGTATCTTGCGCTAAATAATCAACTTCATTCCATGTATTATCTGCACTATCTTTAACACTTATTACGTTAATAATATTTGTTTCTGGTAACACTATTTTATCATATGGTTTTGGATCATTAAATGTAAATGTTAATTCTTTTATTTCACCAGATTCTACAGTAACTTCTTTCTTAAGTAAATAACGAGCAACTTCTCCGCCACCGTCAATTTCATATACAGAGATATCTGGATCATCATTAAATTCCACCGGTTCTAATGTTCTAAACTTGATTCCGGAGTCGCTTAACACTTCCATGTTTGATGCAATAGATAATGCATATTCCATATCTGGAGCAGCATTTTCTCCACTACCAGAGGCAATAACTAATTGAAAAACATCTAATTTACATCGCGCTGGCGAATTTAATTTTGGTTTGAATCCAAATAATTGTGACAATGCTAATATATTAGACGATTCATCAGCCGAATTTAATAAACTTTCACGAAATGATGTATCAGCATAATACGATAAAACATCGCCTACATATGATGCCATTTCTACAAACATCATTCCCGGAGATGATTCATTAAAATCTTGATATGTATCTGGAAAGTAATTTTTTGCAAAGTTTATTAAATTTTGTCTAAACTGGGCAAAATCTTTGTTTAAATATTTAACATCTTTTTTAATTAAATTGCTCATAGCTGCCTCTTACTTACAATAATCCATCTGTTGATATAGGTTGTAATTCTAAATCCGGTGTTGCATCACTTACCACTAATGAATTTTCGGATGCCAATACGTTAATTACTAAATTTGCACCTATACTAGTTATTGTAAAATGTATTAATATTGTAATAGTATGCATATCTTCACTTGACGTGATATCAATACCATTTATGATAATATATGGTAACCAATATTCAATATCTTCTGTTAATGTTTTCTGCAATGATGTTCTTAAATCTAATGTATTATTTTCAAATAACTTATCAAAAATATCAGTACCAAATAAAGGTTCCATTACTCGTTCACCTTTACGAGTCAATAACAAATTTTTTAAGTTTGATATAACCTGTTCTTCAGTAGAAAATGATTGACCAAATAATTGTTTTCCGGAACTACTTCCAGATGCATAATTTAAATTTGGATCAGCTGATCGCGCATTTGCAGAATTATTAAATGGTAATAATATACCAATTGCTTTATCTGGAGTTTCATTAATAGGTTGATATCGATAAACTGGTCTTGACATTATTTACCTTTCTTTTTATCAATCGCTTTCATTAGTGCTGAATAATCTTTTGTCATTGCATTAACTGTGGTAGCCACTTTTTTATTATTCATATTAACTGATTCTCCATTAATACCTGTCATGGGAACAACTGAAGGAGAAGTTTCCATTCCAAAAGCTTGTGCCATTTCTGATTTGAAATTCATTGTATTCCAATCTGTCATTTCTGCAGAGACTGGAGCGGCTGCTGTTTCATTTAATAAATCATTTAACATTGAATTTTTTGTGAATTGTTTTTTAGGACGAGTATTTGCCATTTCATTCATTTGCAATCCATGTGATATAACTTGTTTATGATTTGTCGCGTTTTCTGTTAATACATCTCGTACAGCTGTCTGTACTTCTTCACGAATAATCTTACGTAATAATTTTGTAAATGATTTTGAACTCATAGTATTATCCTTTTTAATAAATATGGTTACACTATATTATTGGCGCATATTTGCGAAGTCTTCGCGTATTGATCGAAGTTGAGATTCGATATCTAATGATTCATTTGTATTAGCTACAGTCGATCGAACATTTGATGCCACATACTGTCCATTATTTGTCGGAGGACTAGTCTGCAAACCGGTTTCCGGAGAAATATGAGTTTCCAATGCATTTTCCTGTGCCACAGTTCCTATTTCCGCATGACCTGCTTGTATATTCAGGTTTTGTTTTATCACTTCATCTAAAAATGCTAACATCAATGTAAAAAATTCATCCATATCAGTTTGCCAAGCCGGTGTCGCAATTTTAACATCTTTTTTAGCAACTAATACAATTTCTTCTGTGCGCGCATTAAAAATTAAACGATTTGAACCTATAATAACTTGAGATTTATCATACGAACTAACAGGCTTTACTTCTTTTCCTACTTTTGGTTGTGCCAACGTTAGATTACTTATTTTATGTGATTTTGATAAATAAATAAATGCCGCATCCTTATCCGGATTTTCAATAGTAAAATATCCTTCCTGTTCGGTACCATCAACGCCACATGATAATGCAACTAATGGATCGCCTGCATTTTCACTATCCCAGAATGGTTCTTGAGAATATGGATCTAAAGTTTTATGAGTACTAGTAAACCGTAACAAAGAACCAAATCGATCTTGTATTATACTATCTCCTTGATAAGGTTGTATTGTTACTATATTTTTTTCTTCGAATGAACGTTGTTCTGGTTCTTTACTTTTGAATGGAGATGATACGGCGTATGTTCCATATCCTTTATCTTCTGGTATTGTATCATGAATGTATGGCATTATACCATTATTCATCATGCCATGAGCATTTAACCATGGCATATAATAATATAAATCAGTTTTGGTATCTTCTGTACGACCATCTATTGCATTAAAAACAATTACTTGTTCGCCATATAATGGTATATTAAGAAAATTAGGATTTGCTGGTATTGCAGCTACTTCTTGTGCGATAGAATGACCAGTACCACGTAATCTAACAATTATTGTACCTGGTAAATAATCTATATCATTTTGATCTTTAAATTCATCAAACTGAGTTGGGTCGTCGGTCTGAACTACCTGACCCATCAATAGGTCGATTTTGTCCGGCATCTATTTCCTTACTTTCAGCTTGAAGCTTATTAACTTCAGATTCAGCTTCTTCTAATAACCTACGACGTTCTTCGTCAGATAATCCAAATTCGCCATCATCAGATTCTTTATTTGTTGCAGATATTAAACGCTGTACAATTGCTGCTAATTTAACTAAAGCATCATCATTTTTCACAGAAACTTCTAGATAATCTTTTATCATAGGAACTAGAACAGATGCATCACCTGAATTTTTTATTAACGGTTGTAACTCTTTTATAAGACCGTCAATTTGTCTAGATTTCTTTTTTTGATTATGATATATGTCACGCATCAAATCAGAAAAATTTGTTCCTTGAAATAATTCGAAATCTGTATTCATGAAATCCTTTTATATAAATATAAGGACTAATGATTTATGTTAATAATATGCCCGGATTTGCGATATACAGCATACATTTTCATATAATCACGTCGCATGACATTGAGTACTTTAGTTATATTCTGTGTTTTAAGACCAGTACGTTCTCTTATTAAAATATATAAAGCTTTTTTATTAAAATTTTCTATGTTTTCACGTATACGAAATAATTCTAATATTGTATCTGCTACTATAATATCTCGTTTATTGAAAAATATAGTATTTATATGATCATCATACCAATCTACCCATAAATCAGTAAAATCACGTAACGAATCTTGATGATCAGATAATGCTACTTCTGCACTAACATTTCTATTAGCATCAATTTCAGTAGTATCAGTTCGTAATTTCATTTTAGCATAATTTGCATTATTTTGTATGATAAGATAATTTTTAGCAACTATTGAAAAATAAGAAAACGCCTTTCCTTTACCTTCTTGAAATTTTCCTATTTTTTCAGTTAAAAATGCAACAACTTCTGCTTTAATATCTTCGTATGGTACGTCAAAATATGAAAATCTAAATGTATGATATATATTTTCTACTAATTTATTGAAGGGATAATTAATATGCTCACGAAAAACTTTATTACGTTTAGCATAACTAGACTCTTTATTATACGCAATAATTGCTTTATCAGTTATATATGTAAAATACATATTTTTAGTAGGTTTACGACCACGACGTTTTTTAGGACCATTAGTTTCAATATCAGCTTGTTCTAACGCCAACCATTCATAAAATTTATCTACAGGACTTAATTTTTTCATTAAAATCCTTTATTTAATTCATCAACCATATCACGTAATTCAGTAAAAATAAATCCAGTTTCATCATCAGCTTCAAAAGAACCTAACCGATCGATTTGTTTTAATTTGGAATTTGATTCATTCATGCGTGATTTTAAAGTTGTAAAAAATTGATAATATTCTGTATTAGAATTTTCTAACTCTTCGATATATTCTTCTAATGCTTCTTGTTTTCGCATTTGATTAAAATTAATTAAAATAGAAATAGTTAGTATTACTGATAATATTATAATTGTTGTCATGTATTAATCTCCAAATAACTCGTTAAACATTTTATTAGCATTAATTTGAGTTTGTGGACTAGTTATTTTCTTTTTAGGAGCATTACTAGTAATAGGTTTATTATTATTCCAACGTTCATACTCTATTCTAGCAGCCATTGAATCGGCTTGATGCATTACATAACCCAAATTTGTTTTTAATTTTGCATCAGCTGACCTAGATATAAAATAAGGTTTATTAGAATCGTCATATAACCCATCTGTTAATTTAATGCCTAACATTTCATTCCATGAAATTTCAATTCCATAATGTTGTAGTAACCAGATAGATAAATCATTTACTAACGTAAACGGATTATTAGGATTAATTTTATATTCCTTACCTTGATTCTTTCTATGCCATTCAGAATCATTCCACTGATAAACTTCATTACCATCGCCAGGAAATCCCATCTTACCAATATCATGATTTAATGCGGTAAAGATAAGCTCTTCATATGTATAACCAGACATATCAGCTTCCATATCTGTCCATAATGTATATACTTTTTTAGCACATTTTATTACACGCAAAACATGTTCAACATATCCGCCGGCAAATGCGTTATGAAAATGACTATAAGATGAAGCCGGTGCCATGGCCATACGATCTTCCATATCAGTATACATTGCTAATAATTTATCTTTACGAGTTCCTGTAAATTCTGTTTTAATTACGTTTAATAATTCGTCCCAATTTTCTGCTATTTGATTTGCTGTTAATTTCATATTATTGTATCAATTACGTTATATTCTTTTAATTGCTCAGCGGTTAAATATAAATCTGATTTCATATTATCTTTCCACCATGCTTGATCTTTATTAGTTTTTTCTGCTAATATATCATATATAGTTTTCTCTATATTTTTAACATTATCTAAGTACGCGGATATGTCACTCATCTTACCTCCTAAAAAACTAGATGATTGATGAAACATGACAGTTGATCGTTTACTCATCATTCTGTTACCAGTACCACATGCTAGTATAATTGCCGCGGCAGAAAATGCTCTACCTCTGCAGATTGTATTAACTTTAACATCTAATGATTCCATATAATCAATAATACCTAACATTTCATGAACATCACCGCCTGGCGAATTTATCATTAAATTAACTGGTGCTTTTTTGTCTTCACGATTTTGTAGCAAACTTCGCATGCGTATAATAAGATCAGTTAATGTATGATCATTTATTTCATCATTAAGAAATATTATTGAATCATTATAATCGACTAAAGTTGCTAGTTGATTATGCAAGGCTTCATATAATGAGCCATTTTCTTCTTTTTCTTTTATATTCTGATTCGTTTCTGGAACCTTTTCGTCGTATATACTCATCTATTACCTTTATTAATTTATTAAATATAAAGAATTTTTTACAACATTCAAAGAATTATTAAATCTTTTTTAAATATTATAACTATTTTGTTTTATAAATGAAACAATGATATATCGTTTACCTGAATAAATAGGTCTAGCGCCATGCCTATGAGTTATTTGTCCAGGATGTATAGTACCTGTTCCAATCCGTTTAGGATTTGATAATAAATTATATTTAGGAAAGTATGTTCCACCACCTTCAAATTCATCGTTTAATTTGACAACTAAACTTAAATGACTATGATCATGATGTAAAGATAAATGCGATTGAGCATCTGGTAGATATCTTGCAAGAAAATTTTCTGAATTTAATTTATCCCAATTCTTACCTTGTAATGTCCAAATATGAATTACCATTGGACGAATTATTTCGTTAATAACCTTATTGTAAATATCATTCATACCAATATCTTGCAATAACACATCAGTAGTTGGATAATACTTATGTCTAGCATATGTCCAATTATTTAATTCTTCAGTCATTTCAATTATTTCATTACAAAACTTTTTTGTAAAAAGTGGAAATTCATATACTTCATCGCCTAGGTGATCTATTATTAAATCCCATTCGCCATTTTGAATAATAGGATCTAGATATTTATTTTTCCATACAGACCAATCGGAAGTATCTAATATTTCATATTTGTTTTGTATATCCATTATCGAATCTTTTTCAATTGACGTTCTAAACGTTTTAATTGTGATTGACCCGACTTGATATCCTTTTTAAATCGAGCCTTCTTTACCTGACCTCTAACCATAGCCATTTGTTGTAATATAGACTGCTCTAAATTAGCTTTTTCGCCTTTAGATAATTTACGTTTAGATTGCTTAGGTTCTATTTTTGTAACAGGACGAGTACCTTTAAGTTTAGTTTGCTCAACACCTTTATGAAATACATTTCCATCCTTATCAACAAACTCTTTCATAAATTGCCAGCCACGCGGTCGTCCTTTAGATACATATCCTTTACGTATTTCAGGAGGTGGTACTGTTTTACATGTACAAAAAGAACATAACACAGATGTTGTATTAGCTGTAACTCTTGTCCAACGATTACATCGTGTAGAGTCTTTTAAATGTTCCCATGCAAAATAAGATTCATCTGCAATACTATTTCTGCAGATCATTTCGTGTTGACCATCTCGTATACGAGATTTAAATTGATGTGTAACTTTTTTCTTTCTAGCCATAATTATTATTTATTATTTAAAACCAATATCCACTACCGCGAGTACGAGTTGGTGGATCTTTCTTTTCTTTTTCGTTATATATATCTTTTTCTATATGTTCGATTGAACCGGTATCATAATGTAAACCATCATTTCCATTCTGACCAATTACATCCATTCGTTTTTCATCATCGTCTGTAATTTCTAGATTTTCATCTTTCTCTAATTCTTCTTGCCAATGTTTCAATTCATCAACATCATTAGGATCAAAATAATTGTTATCTTTAAGAGAATAATATTTACCCCATTCCGCTCCTTCTGGTAAACTTCCTTCTACTCTACGTTCTAATTCGCGATTACGATTTATAAAATAATCTTCATTTCTATTTTTAGGTTTTATTTGAGTAAATGCAAAATTTGCGGCTACCACCATAGATATAGCTAATGGATCAAATACAAAAATAATTAATAGTAAAAACCAATTAATGATTTTATCCATTTCTATGTCTAATAAATTCGATAAATATTTCAAAGGCCCTAATTCACGAGCAGTATCATTTCCTATCTGTTGTTCTAATATTTCTACATCTAATTTCGCAATAGAATCAGTTACTGCATTTAAATTAGTTTTAGCTTCTATTAATTGAGATTGCAATAATTTACGCTGGCGTGATGATGTTGTCGTAACCAATTGTCCAGATTCTTTATCTACATATTGTATCTTCGTTGGATTACTTAAAGCCTCCGTCCACGTTATTACAGATTGTTTTAAATCATTTCGTTGTTCTTCGAATCGTGTACGTTTCTGATCTATAATAGCAACTTGTCTATCTAAATACTCCGATTCATTTGCAGTCTCTTGATATGCTCCAGATAAGTATCCATAAATACCACCTGATGTTATAACCATTAATATGAATACGGATATAGAAAGATATATTCGTAATACTTTATTTATACTATTCCAATATTGATATAATAAAGATGCTACAACTAACTTTGCAAACTCTAAAGAACTAGCCATTATAATTACTTGTGTACTAGCTCCTGCAAACAATTTACTTAATCCATAAACTGAATAAAATGCTGCAGAGGCAGATACTGCTAAAGCAGATAATGCTATAACAATTGGAAGTAATTTACGTTTCATATTTAACTTGCGGTCACGCGGTCTGTCACAAACTGTAATTTTTGACGGATATTTCTAAAACGATTTTGTGCTTCTACTGGATCTATTTTTAATCCACGCTCAATGCTTTGTTGCATGATCATGATCATGTTATCTGCTTCATCTAATCGTCTTAATACATTTTCTCTGTCTTTCATAGTAAAACCTTTTTATTATATTGATAAATATCGCGATATCGTAAAACTGCCAATTCTTTGGCTTTAGCTTCTACTACAATATCTAAATCCATATCATAAGTACGTATCTCATCTTTGATATAATTGGAATGAGCTTGCATACGTATCTTATCTATGTCATGTTTCATTTTAGCAAACGTTGGCCATTCATGCACTTCATTCAATGGAATATTCTGCTTAGCCATTTTAGCTTCGAACTTACGTTGGAACTCATGTCTACGACATTCGCTATAATGAGTGCATTGTCTAACATCATCTGGCCATGTACTGGCAGCCATCTGTAACGCTTCATATTCACTGAGGCCGGCCGGATGGAACATATGATGATGATAATCGAATGTAATAGGTATGCCAGTCTCGCGATGGAATAAGTCATACAATTGACGCACACTATACATGGAAGGCTTATCATCATTCTCAACAACTAAACGAGCTCTACATGCTTCAGATAATCGATAATAGTTTTTGATCCATCTGGTTGCAGTAGTCTCATGGTCGCCATAAGCACCGCCAATATGAATATTAATCTTGTTCTCATGAGATGGCGCATAGCCCATAAGGTCCCATAGCTCGGAATGTCGTTCGAGACCGATAATAGTCTTATCAACAACATGCTCATGCGGGGAGCCTAACACATGAAATGGTCCTGGATGAGTAGTTAGTCGATGACCATGCTCACGAGCATAGTTACCACATTCTAATAACTTAGCTGCTAACTCATCATACTGAGGAAGCTCATGTAATTCGAATTGATCATGCCATGGCACTAATTCAGAACCTACACGAAATAATTTGATGTTATGGTCTTCGTTCCATTTCAGATAATGTAACAAGTCAGTAGCGTTTAGTAATGCACGTTCGCCTAACAATGACAAGTCGCGCGTCGAATACCAGCTAGCCTTTCTAGCCGTACGAGAAGTTGTAACTCTACCACCTAACTTTTTTGGCCTCTCGGTTAACGTCATGTTAACGCAGGCATAACCTAGTCTTACGTTTTCATTCATATTTTAAATATAAGAAAAATTTTACAAATAAACAAATAATTGATTAGCAATTTCTTCCATTTTCAAAGACATGCTTAACGGTCGGGAACCGTAATGAAAGGCCTCCTTGCTGATTCTTAGTCTCTTCAAAGTATTGAACGGTAATTGTTTTACCAATTAACTCGCTAGGATTCTTTTGGTAACGAATTCGTTGTTCTTGGTTCCATCCAGAACCAACTGCTACTTTATAACCTTTATGCTCAATCCATACCTGAGCTAACATTGGCATTACAACTTCTTTACCTTCTCGGATAACACGGTGGTCTTCAAAATCTAAATCTATAACTTGATATTCTGCATCATGAAACTTTTTAACTTTCAATAAGTTTTGAGTTCTCTTACCTTCATAACCAACATTCTTTCTTACCATAAGACCTTCATGTCCTAACTCTTCTGCTTCTGCACTTAATTTAGCAAAATGATCATCATCATTAACTACTACCTGATTTAATACACTTAAATATATAGAATTTTCTATATATGATGCAATCTTAGCAAATCTACCTAACCTACCAGTTAACGGCATTTCACTCATCTTATCATCAAATTCTGATAAGGTTAAATAATCAAACATCACATATCGAGGATTGTCAATAGTATGATTCTTTCTTTTGATTTGTTTCATGATACCCGGAAAATCTTCATTACCATCTTTGTCCATTAAACAAATTTCTCCATCAAATACAACACCACGAAGTCCTATTTGTTTAACGGCCTCTCGTACCACATCCAATGTTTCAAACTCATTACCTTGACGTGAATAGCATTTTACGTTACCTTGTATATCGACAATTGTAATACATCGTACACCATCTAACTTACGAGATGCTAACCATACATCGTTCCAATCAGCTCGTTTAGGATCAAACTTATTAGCTAAGGCAACATCAAAGGTTGGAATCAATCCAGGAATGACTTTGTTAATAACTGATGCAGAAGCACGAAGTTCCAAATTACGATCAATAATTGAAAAAATTAGATCTTCAAATTGCCCATCTTGTTCTTTAATAAACCCATTTACTAATCCAATTGCATCATGACCGGTATAATACCTACTATTCAAATCATCTAATATACAGAACAGATCAGCAAAGACTGGAAGTTCATATAAATCAGATCTTTTCTTGCAAGTTGCAGAAGTAACATAGTACTTCTTATAGGGGTCATAGGCGTATTTTAAGGCCCGTTTAATGAACTCATCGTTCTTAATAGTACCAATAATAACCTTTTTCTCATTAAGAGAAGAAGTAGCCTTCATTTGGTTAACAAAATCTAATAATCGTTTTAAATCTTTATTCATATCTTAGTATTTATCTATAATTCTATAACTCACTTTTCTACCACAATCTTCATCCCAATCATCCATCCAAAGTTCCATTTTAAGAAATCTTTCTTGAAGTACTTCATGAATTTGTTCTAATTGCTCTTCGGTTAACATTCTCCAATAACCAAATCTTAATTCTACAAATGAAACTACATTTTCATACTTTTCATTATTAAAGGTATCCAATTCTTTTGTAACATTATCGGCGCAAATTTCTACTTCGCATTCCGCAATCTCTTGAATCTTTAATAATCGGTTTAAATTTAATCTTTCCATATCTCTATTTTAATTAATTATCTACTATATAAAAATAAGAAATATATCTCACGCTACCAAATCTTTTGGCAGCTTTTTTTGAAAAAAGTTTCTTAATATAGACTTAATATTAATTTAAACTGATTATATAATATATTTGTTATATTATAGTATATGAAAAGAAAAGTAGAAATATCGAAATTGTTATATGTAACTGTCATGGTAACAGTTTACATTATGGCTCAACTATAGTCACGTCTTCTATAATTTCGCAACAATAAAATAAACCATCCTTACGTAGAATTACATCTACTCCGAGCCAAGCGCGCATTACATCGACATTGAACTCAGGTTTCAATTGATGTTGTTTGAAAACACGTTTAACTAAAAACTTTTGATTGTTATGATCTATAAATTGATAATTCATCACTGCGGGGTTGTAATGTTTACTTGATTATAACTGGTTTAGGTGTTGCCTCTTTTGTAAATGGAATAAAGATAGACAACAAACCTTTATCCATTGTTGCTGAAATTTTTGTGATATCACATTTAGGCGAAATCTTCCAACCAAAGTTAAAAGCTCTTCTAGCAATGCCTCTGTGAATATAGTCAAACTCTTTAGGCGAATCGTATTGACCTTTGTCATAAATAACTTTCAACGTATTGTCTGCAGTTTCAATTTTGATATCGTTTTTATCGATACCAACGGCTGCAATTTCAATTATTAATCCTGCATCTGTTGTAGCAACGTCAACTGGATAGTCTGGCTTAGAATCCACATGTGATTGAAAGTCTGAATCTACAGCAAAAAAGTTTCTGAATAATAAATCGGTTGGAAATAACCGATTGTCTAAAAATAGGTTTCCCATAATAAATCTCCTTAGATGATTAAATGTTAATAATTATACAACCCGCAGTGATGTTAATTATCATATATAAATATACTTAATTTAAAGAAAGTGGACTAGTATGACTGATAACTTTATACGCTCTAAAATATCGATACATATCATAACATGATTTTTTCTTGTCAATTGGTGTTATAAGTAATCCATCTGTTATTAATTTTAATGCAAAATTTCGTATTGTTTTAAGACTATCTGAATTTAATTGTATTTCGTTATCTAAAGTAGTAACACATAATCTATGAGTTCCAGATACAAAATCTTGCGATGATATAATCGGTAGTTCTGTTTCTTTAATATCATCTGGAAGTTTTGATATTTGTTTTAAAATAGCAGCCTCTATACCAAATTCTAATGCATCCGAGAGAAATTCAATTTTCTCTCGTGCATTAAATGTTATGAATATATCAAACACATCTTCTTCTATTTTTAATTCACCTAACATCATTGATTTCCAAATAATAATCCTTTCTTAGAATTTGAATCTGATTCCTCCATTAAATCAATTTGATAAATTTTATCAAACTGATCCGCAGATAAACGTTTGATGCCCATAAAATAAGCACGCGCTTCTGCACGCGAAGGTAATGCTATAGACATGACATAAGATCTATTTTCATTTGAATATCGTGTATATAATGCCCATTTACTCATATCTACCTCTTTTAAATAAATATCAAATTTTATCTGTTCATCAATCCTAAACGATATTTTGATTCTACCGTTCGTTTAGCTTCTTGTAACGTTGCCATCATAGCATCTAGTTCTTGATAAGTTACTTTAAACGATTTTCCTCCAATTTCTAATTCACCTACTATAGGCTTCTCTGGAACTTTTGCAAATAAATCTGCAGAAATTTTATCATTTACATTAAAATCAATTGTATTATACAATTTTCCCATTCTTTTAGCGCGTTTTTTATCGTACGCAAATGCATTGTTTACTCTTCCCATAATATGGTTTTTATTTATTTATAAATTACTAATACGTATTCAGTCACTGAAAATGAATGATCTAATGCGGCTGTTCCAAATAAGTCTATAGCCCAATTAAATATATTTCCAGGATTATGTGTTCTACTATCTAACATTATAATCACTCCTTTATTACAATGATCATACATTGTTTGTATAGTATCTTTAAGATATTCATCATCTGTTAATTTAATGTTTGCGTCATAACGTAAATTATTTGAATTTACATTAATAGACCAATCCATTATTATTTTTTTATCTAATGTAAACCAATCAGTACAAATTAAATTTACTTTATTTTCATATACCTGTAAACCTGCGTCAATTAATTGACGATTCATATCAATACCAATATAGTTTACATCTTGTTTATAAGTATCTGAATAAAATAATTTATAGTCACCTCTACCACAACCAAAATCTAAAATACTATCACCCTGATTAGTAAAATTTGTAACTGTTTTATATATATTCCATTGCTGTTCACGATTATCATAACCAACTGTTTCAGTTGCATATAATAACGCATCCATATTTTCTGATACTTCTACATCATCAGATGATTTGTTTTCTGATACTTCTACATCGTCAGATGGTTGCCAATCAGTTGGTAACGTTCCTTGCCGTTCATCTGGCCATTCTTTACCTCGATTAATTACTTTATCTGGCGTAAATATTTCTTTTAATTTATTTAACACGTCTTCCGTTCCTTTTTCGACGATTTATTCTGTCTAATTTATTTTCAACATCGCTAAGATCCATTCGTAGTGGATGTGCTCGATTAAAATTTTGAGTCAATCGACATGCCAATGATGCATACTCCCATGCTTTATCTTCACATTGAGTATCTGGCATATAAAACTCTTTAGCTAAATATTCATCATTATTAATAATACGTAATCCATTTGCAGATGATTCTACATATGCATTTGGAAATTGTTTGAGTACTCGTTTTTTAAATTTATTCATATTAAAATGATCTAGGTCCTTGAGTTGGAAATATCAAATCGTTATGTCTTTCAAGATGTTGTACGCCGCCACCCGCTTCACCATCTAAAACTAAAATCATATCTTTAGTAAAATTTTGACGAGTATGTCCTACATTCTCTTTTGCAAATAAATTTGTTTCGGAATCACTACCAATCCAAGCCGCGGTTAACTTGGAATCAATTAGCGGATACTCGACACGTTTATTACGTTGCCTGGTAGTTAGATTAGCATCCACTTGTACTATAACATATCCAGAACCTTTTTCAGATCTAATATCATAGCCAGTTATTGCATTTTTGTGCCGTCTTACATTTGTTACAACAGCTACTTCATTTACGTCGTTGAATCGAAATACAACTTTGTCATTAACTTCATATTCTACCATCTCCCTTATATTTTTTTAGTTGTACCAATTACTTTACATATAGGAGATGCAGATACCGACTTCACTTCGAATTGGATACCACTGTCTTTAAAATCTTCATGCACTAATTGTTCTGCATGACCTACTGATACTGCGTTAACTAAATAACGTTCGTTCAACCATTTAACACCTTTAGGCGTATCGGTTGCAATTTTTACTCGAGATACATAATATGCCATCTTCTTATAACTTTTAATTAATAATACTTAAATATAAGTAATCTTTTTCAATCTACCAAATCTTTTTCTAGAAATGTTTAAGTAAAAGTAAGGCCTCGAAAGGCCTTACCAATAACTTATTAAAATAAAAACTACTTCTTCGTAAAGAATGATACCAATAGTACCAATACAACTATTCCAACAAATCCACCGTTACCAACTTGGTTGATAAGACTTGTAAGGTTAGCTACGACATCGATACCAAATACGGCACCACCAGTTAATACATACCAAAGAATCGATACTGGAATAATTGCCATAAAAATTGACATTAGTCCTGCAAAGAAACCGGTAACGTACTTAATTACTGAATCCATAATCTTGTCCTTTTCTTTTTTGTTTTGTGGCAATATTGCCGATAATTAGGAAGCTCGCTTAAATTAGAATCTAAACCCGAACCCTAATCCTAGGTTCGTAGTTTGGTCTCCTGAGTTATAAACGATCTTTGGGTCTACATATACGTTACTACGTAATGTAAACATTTTGCCGATACCTAAACGCATGTCTTCGGTATCTAAATTTAAGTTAGATTCTAGATATACAAAATACCCTTTAACAAAGTATCTTGCATTTACATCTACATTCATTGTCTCGTCGGTTACTTCTTGCGCGATAGACGCTCCTAATACTAATGCATCTGTCACTGCATATCCAACGGTTGGGTTAACTGACCATTCAGTCCAAGCAACGTTTGCAACGTCACCAGTTCCAATGTACCAGTCACCTTTTACTTGCGATTGTGCAGTCAATACAGATACACATGCTAATGTAATTGTTAAAATTAACTTTCTCATAAAATTTCTCCTATAGTTTAATTATGCCAATATTGGCTTTAATTAAGGAGCCTCCTAATAAATGTGCACGTAGGTACACATATTTTTTTAATGTTTATTAATATAAAAAAACTTTTTCGAATAACCTAATAAAACTTTAATTTTGTTTTGGGATTGGAATCGCGCGGCGACCTCCCTGACTACGTAACTTTTCTAATTGATCTGATATTTCACTTTCAGCTTTTAATTGTTGCTGAAGTACTCCATTTGGTTCTAAAACTCCTTCAAGTGATTTAAATTTATCATATGAGTTACTACCTCCGGTTGCTGCATCTTTTGCAGTTTTTAATGCGCCTTGTAATCTGCGCACAATATCTTGTCGTAATGCGGATCTAGCCATGGTACCAAATCCAATCACGTGTACTTCTGGGTCTATAGGATCAAAATCGTTTGGATCTAATAAACCTCCATACTTATAATTTCGTTCAGCTAACAAAGCCGAAACTTCTTCTTTAACTATTGTTTTTAATTTATTTTTTAAATCTAATCTTTTCATTTAATTCCAAAATATTAATTTAGCAAGTACACCTATCATGGCTACCCATACAGACCATAATGCTCCACCAGCTAATTTTCTAAACTGAGTATTGCGATTAACTCTTGCGATTGCTCCTTGGTCCGGATCCAACAACGTTTTCTTAATCATTGATAGATCGGATTGCATTTTTAATTGTCCGGCCTTAACATGATCAAGATCTTGTTTCAATAATTGAATCTCATTATGCAAATCAGCATTAGTTAATCGACTACCCATATTATGATCTTTTTGATTCAGCAACAGAAGCTTTTCGATATTCTGTTACTAATTTTTTTAATTCACCAACTGCCTTTCTTGCTCGAGTAGCAGCTGCTTTGTTTCCTTTTTCTGTAAACTTAGAATGATTATCTGTAAATTCAGACCATAATCCTTCCATTTTTGCGAATAATTCATTCGATGCCATAACATTAATCCTTTTAAATAAATATTAATATTAATAATTAAAACTAGAAAATATATCTTTTTCTTCTTCAATCATTTTGAACTCTAATTTTAAAGCATGTTCCAATTGATCATCATCTAGTACATCTAATGATTGAAATATTAAATCTCCATCCAAAAATACTTCTCCAATAAGAGTATCATCGTCGACAAAAAACTCAAGTTCTTCGCCGTTAAATACTTCTCCAGTTGATATGTTTTCTAACGTAATCATTTAATATAAATATCTATGCTCTAAGTTTTTCCCTTAAACGTTTTATATGTTTACAATCAGCATATGGACGAAATTGCCAGGCTGGACACGAACAACTATATGATCTATTTTGTCGTTCAATATCATAATAATTTAACTTACCAGTCTTCTTATTACGTGAACCCATTTCTCTATATCGCGCTGTCATTATATATCATTATTAAATGTTGCGTATACCTTTACTCCTTTGACTGTACATATCAATTCATGTCTTTTAGTATCTACTACCGTTTCTTTTGTTGGTTTATACTTTGGATTTGTACTGTTTAATTTTCTTTTCTTTGGCATAATAACCTTTAATTTTTATTTTTTAACATTTTTAATTTATATGTTAAATAACCTATAACAGGCGTACCTAACAATATAGTTATCAGGTTAGGATGTGACTCCCCACATAAACCTAATGCATGTTTAAGGAACTCTAACATTGACCGGCAATCATTGCAAAGGTCCATAATGAAGCAGTAAATAATGCTATTGTACCTATCAGGAATGTAATACCTGCTAACGCTTCTTTATCCGTTGGATGCATGTTTTTCAAAATTCTCATAACTCTTTGTTTTTCTTAATAATTATCTACTATATAAAAATAAGAAATCTTTTTCACGCTACCAAATTTTTTTACAGCTTTTTTTCAGATTTGTTTGGATTCCATCCTTTAATTCGACGTAAAGCATAATCCCATCTTTCATTAGCTGTTTTATGTTTATGTTTATCTTGCTTTAACATTTTTGCAATTTGTTTATCAAACTTTTCCTGAAGTCCTTTATTACGAACTTCGTTGTACATATCCATTAAATCGTCTTCTAGACTCATGGTTAACTCCTTATTATTTTTTTATGTTACCTTTTATGAAATTTCGTTGTTTTTTAATTGCTAAATCTAGCTCTGACTTTTTTGTAGTCTGCTTTCTGGTATCTATGCTCCTTGTTGACTTTGCGCCAGGAGTATCTGAAATAAAAGCTTCTATAAACCATACCGATTTTTTATCTTTATGAGCCTTCCATCTTAGGTTAGGAATAATGACTCCAGTTTTTATGTTACGAGCTTTGTATGTTGTCTTATCAACTACTTCGATAATCTCGCAAACGTAGTTCGAGCCAATAAAATTGACCCGAACAATATTTCCTAATTTTAATTTCTTACGCATTTTTTAATACATATGATTCAACTTTGGTACAAATCTTCTCAAACTCTTGTATCGCATAATTTGGTGATACGGATTGAGCTTTTACTAACGATCCATCTTGCTTGATTGATACTAAACTACCTGATAACTCTACTTGGATGTTTCCGAATGTCTTTAACATATCTCTATCTTTTAATTTATTAATATAATTAAAGATAAGAAAAACATTTCACTCTACCAAATCTTTTTACAGCTTTTTTTCTGCCAATCCAAATTTACTATATTGGTTAAGAGCATCTTCATCTGTAATTGGATGCACATCGCCAGATGATGTTATTCCAAATAACCTAGCGGTAAATGGACCAGGCATACCATCTGAACGTTTACCTGTTTTAATTTGTTTTAATGCTGCTTTAGCTCTACCTCTGTTTATCATGGATAGATCTTTTACATCAGGTACTTGTCTTTTCTTTCTATCTAAACCTACACCTGCAAAGCCATGAGTTGCTTCTGCAAATTCAATATCTTTGATATCAATATAATCTTCAGTCCCGTCTCTATCCATTACTGATAAATCATCTTTAAAGTCTTGGAATGCTGATGTGGCTTGATAGTATTGGCCATTAGCGAAAAACATTGTCTCTTCATCACGGGTAATCATTTTCTTTAATTCATCTCCAGTGAACGGCCCAGATAATCTAGTATCATTACTAGCTTCATTTACTTCTTTGATATCTTTAGGAAATGGTTTTATAAGTGCTAAAACATCTGCTAAAGCAGTTGTCTTACCATTTTTAAAAGTTACAGTCCAATCAGTACCATCAGCCTTTTCACCTTTATTTAAAGTTACAGGTTTACCTGCTACTTTATACATTTCTTCTTTCAATTCTTTCAAAGGTTCAATACCAATTATCTCTAATCCAACCGGTACAACTTTTTTAAGCATTTGTTTGATTTCTGTTTTACTAATACCAGAAGGTATCTCAGCAGTATAAGTTTTATCAAGTGCTCGATCACGATAAACAACAGTGTAACCTGTATTCTCTATTAATACGTTTTTAAGTTCTTCGTGGATAATTTCTTTGAGTCTAGACTTGTCCATATTAATATCTTTTTATCTTACCAGTTTTAAATCCTTTAAGATAACGTTTAAGTTCCATTGCATATTCTTTTTTCTTTTCACCGTAATAACTTTTGACCCCTCTATCTCCCCCTCTCTTTAGTTCTCCAGCTTCTTCATTCTCATACTGAATATAACGTTGATAATCTTTTATTGCATTATCCATTGATTGAGTAATATCTTTAAGCATAACTTCTTGGCCGGCTACGGTTGTCATGATATCACCATACCTGTCTTGCTTCAATACACCAGTAACTGCATCTGTTACAGCTTGATTAGCAATTTTAACTATCTCTGCTACCATACGGTCTACTTCATCTCTACCACCAACACGTGATCGTAAAATGTCTTCATAACGATCTAAATTAGCTTTCTTCCAAGCCTTATGATTTGTAAATTTATCCTTACCCATTTTCAATTGCGCTCTAGCAGATTTCAATGCAGTGGTTCCACCTCTGTAAGATTCCAAATCAAATACATACACTTCATCGGCTATCTGTTTAAGTTTATTAACTTGCATGGTACCTCTAATAGCTTTACCTATAGGCTCACTTCGTCTAAGCTTGCCACCAATTCTAGCACTATCACCTCTATCGTTCTGATATGCTATTTTATTGTTGATAGTAGCCGCTAATACAGCTGGACCATAAATTTTAGCATCACGTGAATAACCATATCGATCTGTACTAGCAAATGGATTCTCTACATCATCTTTAATATAATAAATAGCTAATCCTTTTTTAGTTAAAGGAGACCCTGGTGATACTTTTTGGAATGATCCTGCAGGAACTTTGTCCCAAGCAATATCAAATGATCTAGCCATGGCACCAAAGAATTTGAACCAGTTGTTATCTAAGCTTCGGTCTTTGGCTAGCATTCGCGCGATCGGGTCTTGGAACACTTCAGTTATAAGTGTTTCTTCGCGAAGGATGTTTACAAACTCTTCACGGATGATTTTATGTATTTGAGATTTCTTCATTGGAGAACCTTTTTTGTTTCTTTTAAATAAATATGCAGTGAGCGGAGTTAAAAGGTGGGTATAAGGTGATAGAGTGCGGCCTAAAAAAAAGTTGAGTGTGGCTTAAAAAAGCTTCAAAAAGATTAGGACGTTTGCGAATTATTCCTTATCTTTAATTATATTAATTAATTAGAGATAGAGATGCTTAAAGAAGATTTAAAAGTTAACCAATTAGTAAAATTGAAGCCAGAACACCGTACGCCAAGATGTCGGAAAGGTGGTTCGTTCGAAGTATACCGAGTGGAAAAGATTCATAGAATGAATTGCCGAGCAATCAATTTAGGTACATTGATATCACATAGTTTAAGAATAGAAAATTTAGAACAAGCATAATATGGAACATTTATTTGGAGACCCGGTAGGGGA